GTCCGGGCCTTTGCCATGGTATGCGATGCGCACCAATGCGCCAAAATAGGTTGGTTTCATAGATTCCCCAGGTAAGGCCAGGGCATGGCCGAAAGAGTGCCCACGGATACCCACGTGAATGTTCCACATGGGCAACCATTGGCAATCGGTAAGGGTTAGGCCGCGAGTGTGACCGGGATAACGCGGCGGGAGTGGCCCTTGATGGTATCGACTACAAAGCCGGTAGTGTCATGCTTTGCAGCGCCCTTGGCATACAAAGCCACAACCACGCCCTGAGGGTCCATGTGGCGAATGTCTGAGTCGTCGCCGTCCACACAATCCAAGGCAAGGAAGGTGCTAGGGATATCCTCAACGTTACGGAACACTGCAGCGATACGCATGCCCCCCTCAATGGCTTGATTGACATACTTTTGGTAAGCGGGGGTGCCACTGTAAGAGAATGTGAGGTCGTAATTTGCAGGCACGTTCTTGCGGTTAGCAAGCTTGGTGTAGTCGTAAAACTGAACGTCTGGAAATGCGAGCATTGCGTTAGGGTACGTGACACCGTTACGAATGACGGGGATGCTCTCCCAGCGAATGTCTGAGGTGCCATTGAGGCGGACCAAAGGCGTCATGCCAGCGTCTGAGGCTTTGCGAATGAGACCCTCGATATTGCGGACAATCTGTACCATGAAAGAAGCGCGATCCGCATGAAACCAAAGGGCCTTATCAATGCGGCTTTGTTGCACTGAGTTGAATGCACCCCTGCCCGCACTGTACAGACAGGCCTTATCACATGCGGCAATGGTTGCCATTGGGCAAGTGTTATGGCCCGAAATTGTGTGGGGTGCCATGTACAGAATGCCAGTCATAAAGCCATACTTTTGGCCCTTGACGGTCTTAGCGTTTGTATCGATGGCGAGAAGCTTGCGGGATTTGATCATGGCGGTTTAGTCCTATGAATGAGGTTTAGCGGGCTTTACAGAGGCAGAATGAAAACTGGATTCGGCCAATCCGAAGAAAGCGAATGCCACCCACTTTCTGGTATTTGATGCTGAGGTTTTTCATGTGCCTGCCCCTTTGAATGGTTGCGTTATGGAAACAATTACCGAATGGAAACTGTCGTGTCAAACGAAAAGTGCATCTAGGGAATGCATGAGGCCCACGGCGAAGATGAGACCTAGGACAATCGCTAGGGCGACATCTAGGCAGCATTCAGCAAATGAGGACTTGGTATCGGTGAAGATGTTACGGTTAAACATGGTGATTTCCTTAGGTTAAGCCCTACGATATGTAGTGCATGACCAGAATTCTACACCCGCAAAACAAGCAAAACCCACCGATGAACAAAGTATTTCTAGGGACAAACCCTAGGTTATGAAAAAAAAGCCCCACACACTGTAGTCAGTGCATGAGGCTTATGGATGTCTTGTGGTGTATCTGTAGGGCGTGGGCTTGTGGTTGTCTTGTGGTGTAACTCTAGGTGTTGCGTAGAAACAACAGTAACGAAACGCTACCGATGCATCACAAGGAGTGTTGTATTTACACAACAGTCCGCATGAGCACCGGCAGATCACCTAATGATGCACCATTAAATAGCCTATTGAGCTAGTGCAAGTCCTTATAAATCAACAACTTAGCTGGGCTTTGCGTCAACTATGCGCCACCCATAGGGAAAATCGGGGGAACTCAGGGCCAGCGAAGACCCACGAGGGGGGAACGGCCAAATACTTTACTCGATGTAGGCTCACATATTTTTCTACTAAATTATTTCAACCCTAGAGACACACTTCAGGCAACCCTCAGGAACACCCCTAGATCGCTCTACAAGGCTCTCTACTGGATCACCCTAGCCTATCCCCTCAAGATCAACCTGAGGAGATCCTAGAGGGTATCTTGGGGATAGTCTTAGTTGGTTATATCGTAATGGTGCTATAACCTAGAGATGACACTAGGAGACTCTAGAGATAACTCTAGGAGTAATACTTAAATCTATATGCTAGCCACATAGGCTTCTAGCTTCCCCCCCATAGCCCCCCGTAGATGTTCTACAGGGAGGTATGTGGCAGTTAGCTAATGAGGCCTGATAACACATGGTGGCTAGTCTTGTTGAGAGACGAACTACATGCTGAGCACACATTAGGAACCAGCCTGGTCCAAAGACCAGCACCTAATTGGACCGTGTGCCCAGAATAGATGTTCCCCCAGAAAGTTACCTTTCCAATTGGGCAACCTAAGGACATGTCGCTTGAATTGAGTTTTATCGACACGTCCCTAGTTCATGTTCATGCACGAGACATCCATTTGGTCTGAGCCTTGGGCTTCCCAAAGACAATCGAGTTGAAGTTCTTCAGCTCCTTGTCGATGGCTGCAGACTTGATGTCACGAGCTGCCTTGTTGTTGTCCCTAGCCATTGTCTCTGTCCAGTAGGCCACAGCAATAGCGAGAGCATCCAATCGGTCATCATGGATCAGGGCTCCTCTGTCTCGGGTGAGACGGGTGAGCTGGTAGAACAGGGAGTATTTCACATCCTTGGCGGTGTCGAAGTCCTTCTGGACCACCTTCTGATCCACAATGAGTCTGTGCTGAGACATCACGGGTTCCAAGGTGTCGATGATACGGGCTTCCTTCTGGGTGGAGTGTTTCACCTCCTCCACAGTGCATGGATAGATCCTCGCTAGGACAGGCTTCAGGAGCTGGGTGAACATACCGTCACCGAAGTTAGCTTCGATGATGATGTACTTCACATGGTTCCTTTTGGCTGCATAGGCCAGCCCTTCGAGAGTCTCCATCTCATAGCCCCCGGTGATGCCTCCAGCCTCTGTCAGGTACAGGTTGCCAGCCAGAGCTTTCACACAGGCATAGCCAGTCTCGTCCTTACCACGACCTGAGGGGTCGATAGACATCACTGAGCCTGTGTACTCGGACATATCGTCAGAGTGCCACATGGGGCGGTAGAACCTGTCGCCCGTCAGAGCCACGTTGGGGATGTCGTTGATCACCAGCTCAGGGGATGATGCCCATGCAACCTTCAGATGGCCCATGGTCGGGTTCAGGTTCTGCATGATCAGGTCCGAGACCTTCAGAGGGTATCTGTCGGCGTCACTCAGGGACGTATCAAGTTGGAACTGGAGAGCAAAGCCAGCCTTCCCGTAGGAGGCAGCTCGTTCCATCAGGTCTTCCTCGCCAAACCGCATGGGGTCTGTGGGTTTGCCTGCCTGCTCCTTGTCCTTCTCGAGAGCCTTGGTGATCATCGGGGCCAACTTGCCCATGTACTTGATCACTTTGTCGATGGTTGGGAACAATGCGGGCCAGATACGAACCTCGTAGCCACGTTCAGGAAGCTGGTTGTAGAGGGACATCTCTGTCTGAGGTGTGCCAAGATACAGGATGCGTCCACCAGGCTTCAGAATAGCATCAAATTCCTTGACCGACTCCGAGAGCTTGTCTCGCATCATCTGGGTGGAAGAGTTGTTCGGGACTTCCACGTCATCGGCGATAAGTACGTCTGCCCGTGAACCCGTGATCTGTCCAGTAATGCCCACTGACTTAACGGAAGGGCTATGGTCAGGAGTAGCAGGGCCAACATCAAACGCAATGACTGAGTCCCTTTGGCCGTCTTGCGGCTTAAGGTGCTGAAGCATGGGAATTTCATTGATCAATCGCTTTACGAATGTGGAGAAGGCGTCAGCTCGTTCCTTGGAGGCTGACACCACGAGGATCTTGAGCTGGGGATTGTTGAGGATCAGCCAGCAGACAAACGCTGAGGTGATCCAGGATTTGCCTACCCCTCGAAAAGCTTCGATCACAGACCGTCTGGGTCCGTGCTGCAGGTAATGGGCGATGTCGTATTGTACGGTTGTCGGCTCAGGAAGACCGAGGTGTTTCCACACCACGTACATGAAGATCCTGAAGTCAGCTAAGGCTGGATGTTTCTTTTGGGTCATAGATTGGTTTGAAGGGGCCTAGAAGACGTTTTCAGAGTAACCCTAGGGGTTAGCCTAGGATTACTGAGAAACGGCCTTGTGGGGCGTTTAACTTGATTTGCGGATAGGGACGACATTCTCATCATCGAAGATGGGAAGATCGGAGAGATCACCAAGAGGTGTCCCCACGCCGCCTATGGCCTCAATCTTGTTGTCCTTCAGAAACTGACGGGCGACGTTGAGGATGGCAGCAGGAGGCATGGAGATCCCCGTCTCAGGATCTGTGAAGTCTTGAGACAGGGTTTCTTTCAGCAACTCAGCAAGTTTTCCGTGAAGGCTACCTAGAGCCTTCTCATCAGCTTTGTTCATGGTCATTAGAAAATCAGTTTGATGGCCTTATCGAGACCAACGGTTTGAGCGATGTAGGCACCACAGACACCCATAGCGAGGTACTTGATCTGCGAGAGTGTCTTCTCGATGCCCTCAAGGGACTTGCGGAGTTTCTCTGAGATGTCCTGCAGCTTCTTTAGTTCGCCTGCATGGTCATCCACTTTCAGCTCCAGCTTGATGATGCGGTGTTCGAGTTCCATGGATTACGTCTTGATGATGTAGGTTGTAATGATTGTCGGTTGGACGTTCGGATGTGCCTGACCACCACCTGTGTTTGAGGTCGCACTGCTAATCCCGCTGTCTCCCACACCAAACCCGCCACCAGCGCCAGGGCCAACCACTGCGTCATGGGTGTGTGAAGGCATTTGGGCCACCGTGAGTGTGTGTGTTTGACCACCACCGGAAGAGCCTAGAGA